GAAGCTACACAGGTTAAAGATAAGCTTATGGGGATACAGTCGAAGACGGGGAAGGACGCACAAGAAAACATATTTATGAAGAAGGTGGTTTACATGTTTAGAAACTACCCTTTCTTCTTTAAACCTATACAAGATGGTACAACTAATCCGCGTATGGAGTTAGCTTTTAGGGAACCGTCGAAACGAATAACCAAAAAGAACAAAACCTCACAGATAGGGGAAGCTCTTAATACGGTTATAAATTGGAAAAACACAACTAATAACGCATACGATGGTGAGAAGCTACACATATTGTATTTAGACGAAGCAGGAAAATGGGAAAGACCTACAGACATAAGAGACGCTTGGAGGATTCAACGGACGTGTTTGATCGTCGGAAGAAAAATCGTGGGGAAGGCTCTGGTCGGAAGCACGGTAAATCCAATGGACAAAGGCGGAAGCCAGTACAAAGACCTATGGAGGGATTCGAATCCTCTGGAGAGGAACGCGAATGGGAGGACTAGAACGGGACTATATAGGCTGTTTATTCCCGCATATGAATCTTTAGAAGGGTTTTTTGATATGCATGGACATCCTGTTATACAAGACCCAAAAAAAGAACAAGAGGGTATAGATGGTGATCCAGTTAAGATTGGGGCAAAGACATATCTCAAGAATGAAAGAGAATCACTTAAAGAAGATGCTTCTGAACTTAACGAGGTAGTGAGGCAGTTCCCTTTTACAGAAGACGAAGCTTTTAGAGATAGTATAGAAGGCAGCTTGTTTAATATAGGCAAGATATATGAGCAAATAGAATATAACGATGAGCTTTTTCCTAACCCTGTAGTAAGCGGTAATTTTTTATGGAAAAATGGGGAGAAGGATACCGAGGTGGTTTTTTCTCCAGATTCAGCAGGTAGATTTAGAATATCCTGGTTACCCCCAGAAGAGCTCCGTAATCAAAAAAGGATAGAGAGGGGTAAGCGGTTACCACCAAACAGTCACATAGGTTGTGGAGGTGTTGACTCATATGATCTTGATGCTACCGTAGATGGTAGAGGGTCTAAAGGGGCATTACATTTATACAATAAGTTTAATATGGAGCACCCATCTAACACGTTTGTGTTGGAGTATGCTTCACGCCCACCCTTAGCTAAAATATTTTATGAAGATGTTCTTATGTCTGCTGTATTTTACGGATACCCTATCTTAATCGAGAACAATAAGTACGGTATAGCAAGATACTTTGAGACAAGAGGTTACGATGGCTACCTAATGAATAGACCAGAGCACTTAAAAGCACCTAACTCTACAATGAAGGTTAAAACAAAAGGTATACCTTCTAATTCTCAGGACGTCATCCAGGCTCATGCTCACTCCATAGAAGCATACGTACATTCTCATGTAGGTATAAATAGAGACACGGGAGAGAACGGTGCGATGTATTTTAACAAAACTTTAGAAGATTGGATAGGGTTTAAAATAGACAATAGAACAAAGTTCGACCTCACTATAAGTTCTGGATTAGCCCTTCTTGCAGCGCAAAAGGCAAAACCAAAACCTAGAGTTAGTTTTTCGGAAAAGAAGTTTTTTAGGAAATATAATGTTTTAGGATGATTCACTATATTTGCATAAAGTAATTATACTTATCTTACAATGAGAAGCAATCGTATTGGTAAATTCCCTGACCCTTTAATAGCAAAGGAGTTAAAAGACGAAAAAGCTTATGGCTTAAAATACGCCAAGGCTATAGAAAGTCAATGGAATTCTACGAATGAGGAGAATTCTTTACATAGAAAAAGAAGCAAGACTTTTGAAAAGAACAGAGATTATGCTCAAGGGGTTCAAAATACGGATATATACAAAAGGCTTTTAAATTCCTTAGATCCAAATGCGGCGGATGGTAGTTTATTAAACCTAGATTATACGCCTGTACCTGTTCTCCCAAAATTTGTAAGGATAGTAGTAAATAAAATTCTGTCTAAAAACCCTTACCCTAATCTTGAAGCGGTAGACCCTCTATCTTCTTCGGAAAAAGATAAAGAGAAGAACCGCCTCCGAATGCAGGTCCAGATGAAGGATCAGCTGAAAGAGTTAAAAGAGCAAACAGGTGGGTTAATTTTAGATAAAGACCCCGACAAAATACCTGATACATTAGAGGAAGCGGAGATATTTTTAGAGACAAATACTAAGCTGGATGCAGAAATTTCAGCTCAGATAGCTACTAATATGACCCTATCTTGGAATAACTTTAATGATAGTGTTTTTAGACGTTGCGTAAATGACTTAGCTGCTTTAGGTATAGCTGTAGTTCGTAGAACAAATGATCCTAACTATGGGATACAAACAGAATATATAGACCCAGCCAAATTTATACACAGTTATACGGAAGATCCTAGCTTTGATGATCTAGTGTATGCGGGTAGTATAAAAACTATGCCGATACAGGAGTTAAAGAGGTTGGCTGGAGGTGAACTTACAGAGGAGGATTTTTCTAAAATAGCTAAAAAATCTAAAGGTAATAGTCCCTCCCCATACTCTACGCAATATGATACTTCGTCTAAGAAGTCTATTTATGGGTATGATGAGCACACCGTTGATGTTCTTGATTTTGAATTCCTTTCTGTAGATTGTATGTACTTTGAGGAAAAAGAAAACAAGTATGGGAATTCAAACTTTTTCTACGAAGGGTATTCATATAAAGATAAACCAGGTAGTGTTTTTGAGCGTACTCCACACAAGATGGAAATTACTACGGTGTACTCAGGTAAATACATTATGGGGACGGACTATATTATAAACTATGGTCAAAAATATAATGTACCTAAAAACATACACGATATAAGTAAAGCTAGACTTTGTTATTCTGTAGTAGCTACAAATATAGGTAGGATGATGCCTAAGTCTATGGTAGACAGCTGTATAGGTTTTGCTGACATGCTTCAGATAACTCACTTAAAGATCCAGCAAGCTATAGCTAAAGCCAAGCCAGATGGGTTAATTATTGATATTGAAGGGTTAGAAGGTGTTGAAATAGGTAAAGGAGGGGAGCTACAACCATTAGATCTTCACGATATATACGAGCAGACGGGTGTGTTCTACTACAGAAGTAAGAACCCAGAAGGCGGTCACCAAAATCCACCTATACGTGAAATAGGGAATAGCATAAGGAATATTAATGAATTAATAGGTTTATACAATCATTACCTCAGATTAATTAGAGATACGACGGGTATAAATGAAGCTATGGATGCCTCCTCACCAAAAGGCGACGATTTGGTAGGGGTGAGAGAGCAAGCTATAGCGGCGGGTAACAACGCTATATATGATATCACGAATGCTTCTATGATACTTTATAAGAAGGTTTGTGAGGATGTTGTAAAATGTTTACAGATTATTCCGCCCGAATCAGCTTTAAAGACGATATACGAAAACGCTATAGGTAAAGAAAACATGAAGGTGCTTTCCTCTTTTGAAAACCTCCCCATGTATAACTTTGGTGTTCAGGTACATAAGGAGATGGAGAGTGCGGATAAACAATATTTAGAGCAAAGTATACAGGTGGCCTTAGGTCAAAAAGAAATAGATTTAGAGGATGCTATGATGGTTAGGTCTATGAAAGATGTAAACCAGGCGGAGAGGTTACTTATAGTAAAGCGTAAAAAACGACAAAAAGAACAACAAGCTATAGCTCAGCAAAATTCAGAAATGCAATCACAGCAAGCTCAGGCTGCATCGCAAGCAGCGTCGCAGGCTAAGCAACAAGAAATGCAAATGCAATCTCAGTTAGAGTCTCAAAAAATACAATTAAAAGCTCAAGCTGAGATACAGGTAGCTACAGCACTACATGAACTACATAAAGAAATAGAGATAATAAAAGCACAGGCTACCCTTGGATTCAAAGAGGATGATCAAAACTTCAAGGAGAAGTTAGATGTTTTTAAAGAGGAAAAGAAAGATAGCCGACAGCAAATGCAAGCCGAACAGCAGATGGCTATGAAGCAGGCCGACAAAGGGCTAGAGCAAGAATCCCCACAAATGAATTAAAATGGCACAAAAGGTAAACCTAGACATAGCACAAAAATTAAATATCACCTGTCGCAGGGGGGATACTTTTAGCTTGGATGTAACTTTAAGTGACGCAAACGGGGACGCTTTAACTTTGATCTCTTCACAGTATCAGTTTATTATGCATGTACGTACAAACGCTTTCGCCGACGGAGCCGATGGGTTAGTTTTATCTACGGTTTTAGGTCAGCCATCTATAGATAACCAGGAGTTATTTATTGGGAATATAGAAGAGATGAATTATCTTACGGAATCAAACATTACAAATTCAGGGGTAATAAGTATCAAGATACCATATACAACTATGATAAAAGTACCTTCTGGTAGGTATGTGTATGATCTTCAGTATATTATAACTAGCCCATCAACCGATGATGTAACTCACACGACTATACTTACTGGCTCCTTTATTGTTAACGAAGACGTTACAGAATTTACAACTGAATAAATCATGGCAGACGCTATCAACCTTACTGTTAGTAACGGTGACGGCCCCTCTGTTGTTGTCGAAGCTTCAAATTCAATTAACACTGTCGTTGCTACGGCGGATAGCTCAACCGCTATATCTGTGTCTGCGGAATCTGCTCCTTCTGTTACTCTTGCTGCATCACCCTCTTCAGGCATAACTATATCTCAGAGCAATTCTGTGGTAAGTACAGTGAGTCAATTAAGTAACTCTGTTACTGTATCTACAGGTGTTCAATCTCCGATACAATGGAATCTAGAGGATCTTGTAAACGTTTCTGGCACCCCTTCTAGTCAGCAGGTTTTAGTATATGACTCCTCCTCAAATAGCTTTGTTTTTGCAGATCAGTTTTCTGTTGTAGCGGGTTCACAGAATACAAATGCTGGAATAAACGTAACAAATACCGACAGCGCTTTTGATACTATTTTAAACCAAACGTATGAGGCTGGAACCTCCGTCACAACTATACTTAGTCAGATATTAAACCCATATGTTGAGGCTACTTTAACCTTAAATAATATAAAATTTGTTGCAGAAGGTGTGGGTACAGCTCAGTCTTCTGAGGTGGACGTTTCCGTTGAAGTGGGGTCTAATATAGTTTTTAACGGGGTGGATTTTGCTACTACAGCGGCTTCACAGATTCAAGAAGGGAGTATAAAGTTGCTTAGAGACGGTGCCGCGATGTCTACTTTAGAGGGGTTTGCGGAGGAAGGGTTTAATGGTAATTTTGCCGACCTAGATATGTCTAACCAAAATTTAGAGTATAACAGTTTAGAAACGGACACGTTTAGTCTTAGCGCTGTCGACTCAGGCAACACTTCTATAGGGGCAACCTATTCCATAACATCAAACAATATATCGGTGTCATGGAAATATAGGGTTGTTTTATCCACAAGTAATATCAACCTTAACGCTGGGGAAGACAGCAATTTTAACTCTATAATGTCAGGGGCTACTGAATATGGTAATATAGATGACACGGAGTTTGTGTCTACAGGGGCTTTTGATTTAACCACAGGTGCAGCTTCGGATAGTGCAGGGCAATACACGTATATATCCTATCCTAAAGCTTTAGGTTATATAGACTCTATAGAAAACCAGAATTTTCCTGTGCTAGGGGATTTTACTCTTGTAGGGGAATTTAACCGAACCAACTCCTGGGGGTTAACTCAAATTCACTATATTTATAAATCGAATCAAACCCAAGCTTTTGCGGCTGGGAATAAATTAGAAATAACAACAAGCTAATGCCTATACTTTCAGGAAGCGTAAGAGTAAACTCCGCAACAGGAGCCGTATTAGACCTAACGGACAGCAATAATAACTCAAGGTCAGGGAGAAGCCAAGTAAAAGGTGTAGGTGTTTTTAGCAGCCTAGACAATAGAAACAGCGTAGCTGATAATCTTCGTTCCCAAGGATATATGGCCGTGGTTAAAAACGATGAAAACAGCGTAACCCCATATTTTTATAAAAAAACAGATACTTCGGGGTGGGAAAATACCGATAATTGGATGTCCCTTTCGTCCCTTACGGGTGGTTTACCTGTTGGTGGGTCTACAAATAACCTTTTGGCTAAAACCAGCGATTCTAATTACGCAAGCGATTGGGTAAGCTCTATTATCTTAGAGGACGCTCAGTTAAAAAAACTCGACAGCGTAGATACCCCATCGTTAACTTTTAGTAGACAAAAATCTAATGATGCGCTTGTAGATGGCGACAGTTTAGGGGAATTAAATTCTATAGGATTTAACTCTAGCGGGGATAAAAAAAACGGGGCGGCGATAAAATTCGTTGCGGATGGCCGTGTGGGTAGTGGAATAGGGAGCAGGGTGGAGTTTTGGACATCCACATCAGATGAATCCGATGCTTCGGAAAAGGCCCTTACAATCGATACAGATAAAAAGCTTATATTTGCAGGTAGTGATTCAGCCCCCATAGCCGTGGAGGGAGGGATGTATTTTAATAACGACACCAAAACCTTTTATTTAGGGGTGTAAAAAACAAAAAAAAAGATGGCTAATTGGAAAGAAATTGCGTTTAAATCGGATTTAACGACAGCTGCGCTTCAATCGAATGAACCGACAGAAGGGCAAATAGGTATTGGATCGGGCACAACAGCTGGTGAGGTTGTTTGGCAGGATATGGCCGACAACACAGTTGTTGTTGGGGATGGGGGTGATGCAAAAGTCTTAACTGTCTCTGGGGATATAGCTTTAGATTCTTCAGGTGGGTCCAACGCCGTAATGACGATAGTTGATGACAAGGTTGTAACTACGAAAATTAAAGATGATAACGTTACCCTAGCAAAGATTGAAGACTCAGCTGGGGGTACCCTTCTTGTCCACCACCACGCAACACCAGCTTCAACGGTACCAGGTGACGACTATTCTCCTTCAGCTTTAGCTGCTGGAACTAACGGTCAGGTTTTAAAAACCGTAGTGGCGGGTGATAACAAATATTTACAGTGGGGTGATCCGTCTTCTACGTCCTCAGTGGATGTAACTGATGGTAGCAGCCAAACAGATGCGCTCCCAGTTAATTATGCTTCTGCGGTAGGCGATGACGCAACTATTTATGGGGATGCAGGTCAATTTACTTACGATCAAAATCTAAATGGAGGAACGCTAGCTGTCCCCTCAATAGCTGCTACCACAGTAGTGGCGACTAATTTTACGGGTACAGCCTCTTTATCGGCTGCTTCTTCTGTAACGGCAACAACCAATTCGACCTGTTCGGTAGCTCTTTTCACATCAACGAGTGGGGACCTTACAGCCCACACCGATCCTGGCATAACGTATAATGCTACTGATAACCTATTGACTGTAAGTAACTTAGCTGTAACAGGTACGACAACGACTCTAAACACACAAGATCTTGTTATTCAGGACAATACGATAACGCTTTCCGTTCCATCGACTGCCGCTAACGGCACAATAGCTACAGGGGCTAATTCAGGGATAGTAGTTTGCACTAATGGTGGAGGCGGCGATGGAGATGACACTTCTGGGGATGTAACGTGGAATCCGCGTATTATGTGGAAAAATACAGCTACCACTATTGATGGGGCTACAGGTATATCAAACGTTGGATCCACACCTGTGTCTACAACTTTAGGTTGGTTTATGGCGGGAAGAGGGGGTGATGGAACTGATGACACAGTATCAGACGCTTATTCTAAAGGGTATAATATAGCCCCTATGGTAATATTTGGGGGAGCTCAAGCTAATTACCCAGGGGAGGGGTCGGGATCATATAACACCCTTGATGTAGGTATCGGGGCTCAGTTTCTAACTAATTCAGGTTCAAGTGACAATGGTGCTGCATCAAGATTATTTATACAAGTTGCTTAATAAAAATTAAAAATGGGAATATTAGGGGGGAAAGCCCAACAAAATCAGGCGATAAGTACGGATACGTTAACGAAAGATGAATTAGAACATCTTTTATTTGCACTTTCGGAGTCGACTTTTAGAGGAAAAGACGTACATTTGTTATCAAGTATAGTTGTTAAGCTGACAAACCAGCTAAACTCAAAATGATAACAAATAAATTAAATTAAAATGAAACTTACTATTGATCAAGTCCACTTCCTTACGGAGGTTTTAAACTCTGTGAATATACCTGCAAAAAGCGCACGCGATGTGGTGGATATACAAGACGCTCTATCTAGAGAGTTTATCCGTTTGCAAAAAATTCAAGAAAAGGTAAATGTAGCTAAGTAATCATGGCAAACTGGAAAGAAGTAGCTTTAACCGATAATGTACCTAATTTAGGGAATACTAGTTTAAAAAGTGAAGCTAGTAACCGAAGTTTTAGTTTAAAGCAAACGGCTGGCTCTACTGCCTCTAGAAAGTTTACGATTGGGGGCGAGCGTGCAGCTGACAACTCCATAAGTGCAGCTCTTACTATAACAGCTTCAAATTTTACGTCGGATGGGACAGGAGTTCCACTTCATACCCATAACTACAATGGTAACGTAATGGTGTTTGCCGCTACCTCTATACTGTCATTTAATTCCGCCAATATTTGGTCGTGTGCTGCACCTAACCCAGTCTTTACGTGTGACCAACTGCAAATTTATAACCAGGACACTGGTTCGGCAGCTAACCCCACTCTTGCCCTGACAAGGCAGCCGCCTTCTGGAGATGATGACTATGGTGAAGCCGAAGATAATTTAGGTGTTATAGTGTTTGAAGGGGAGGATTCGGGGGGTGTAACAACAACGTATGCCTCAATAGAGTCATCAATAGTTGATGCTACAAACGCTACCGAGGACGGGAGGTTAGATATTCGTTTAATGAATGCTGGTACTGTTGCTTCGGCTGTAAAGATATTACCAAAAGTTGCGGATACTGTTACTGGGAAGTTGGATTCTTTAGAGGTGTATGCGGCTACTTTAAAAGACCTTTTAATAGGTTTTCAAAAGTATTCACTAAAAACCTCTTTCAAGATGTATTTAAACCCTCAATATGCTTATGGGTTTCAACCTCTTCATGGGTATATAATGTCCTTAAAACCTGGTGATGATGGACAAAACAACGCTTCGTATATAATAGAGCCAGACGACATGACTGCCTTTTCGAATGGAACTACCTTTTTAGATGGGGTGGCAGGGGATGCGTTATCTTCTTATCAAGATGGTGATGATGTGGGGTATGGTGATGCGTGGTTAACATATGACCACCCTGCAGATGCCCCTGCTGTGACGATAGAGCTAAGCGGGCATGTTTGGTGGAAACCTAGAATGGACCCGCCCTCTGGTCAATCTATAAGTTTTTGGTATGCTCATGAAGATTTCCTTGATGGGTTTGTTGATGATATAAATGAAGATACAGGCGTTCAGTTTTTATTCAAAAACGAAACCTCAACCTTTACTTTAAGTGATGGCGAGGAGGTTACTAAAATGCCTTTCTCTTTCTCACAAAACATAGGGGCGGCAAATGGGTTCGCCAAACAGCATATGTTTTTGTTAGGGGGTGAGATAAAATCAACTGGAACTGTTGATTTTATAGGTCAAGCTACAACTACTGAATCTGTTAACTATAATAACATGGTTGCAGATGTAACCATGCGGGTATATCCTCAATAAGGCATAAATAAGCGTTGCTAAATAATCGTTATATTTGCAGGTATAACATTCAACAAAAAAAGAAATGGCAACGACAACTGCAACATTAACACTTTCAAGTGCTGACCTCACTGGGGATCAATTAGCTCTTACCACTATTGCTACGCTTACAAAAGCTGGTACAGCTACAGGGATGTCAGAGACATCTGGTGTAGGGAGAAAGACAACAACAGCTACTGCTCAATACGTCTTATTTGACGGTAACGACTATGCTGCTACAGGATCACACAAGATTTATTTAAAAAACACTAGCTCAACAGCATCTGAATTCTTCACGTTATCAATTAACGCTGAGGAGGTAGGTAGGCTATATGCTGGTGATTGGGCATTCCTTCCATGGGGAGCACACGATGCGGATAATGACGTTAAGATCACCCCAAGCGTGGATACAATAATGACTCTAGAGTATATGCTTATTTACCAGGTATCATAAATGGCTACGGTAAAAGCAACACTTTCTCTTACAAGTGCGGATGTTCTTACATCTGCATTAGACTTATCTGTAACCGTTAATTTACTTGCAGATGCAGGTAGCTTAGTGCGCGCCAAAGTAAAAGGCACGGCTGCGGATACGGATGACTTGGTTATATATAAAGCTAACGACAAGTTAGAGAGCGCTTACGTATATATAAAAAACCTTGAAACAGAGAAAGAAAATTACATCTATCTAAGAAACGAAACAGAATCAAACACCGCTTTGGCTGCAAAGATTGGTGGTGGTGAATTCGCTTTTATTCCCGTTGCAGTGGATAAAACGTATGAGTGCATCGCTACTAGGGTTGATACACTAATTGAGTACGGTGTATTCGGATTAGACAACTCAGCAGTATCATTAGCATAATAAATAAGATATGAATTTACATAATCAGCTACCTGGAAGCATTTACGAAATCAGCACAGGTGCAACCACAAGCGTAGCTCCAAAGAATGGAAAGTTTTTTGCTGTTACGTGTAGTATTGCGGGGGTTGTAAAAGTGAAAGGTGGAGGAAACTTTACATATATTGATATTGATTCAGCATCAGCTAGTGATGTTGTTAAATATATTGACCCCAACACAGGTAGTGCTTATGCTGATGAGGCTGCAGCGGCTGGTGATGCTGTTGGTTTTTATGAAAGGATCTCTTCAGAAGAGGTTAATTTAACCATGATTGCAGGTCAAACTATTTATGGTAGATTTGACAGCTTAAGAGGTGACGGCACCTTTACTGGTTTCGCATACGCAGGATAACAAACAATAATTTAATATAATGGAAGAACAATTTGAAAAAGCGGAGATCTTTGATACTCCCGAACAACTTGCTGCCTCAATGCAGGCAGACACACAGCAAACAGAAACACCAACAACAGAGGCTCCCGTACAGGAGTCTCCTCCAGTTGGAGAGATTATTACCCCAGAGGTAGCTCCACAGAGCGAACCACAGGTAAACACGGAACAATCACAACCGCAACAAGAGGATGTTGTAAGTGATGAGAGCCCGCAGTACTCAGATAGCGAGATTGAAGAAGCGGTCTTCGGATTCTTAAGCGAGAAGCTTGGGAGGAAGGTATCTTCTTTAGACGAGTTCAACACTGCACCACAAGAAGCACCACAGCTTGATGAAAGGGTGGAGGCGATTGCCAAGTTCGTACAAGAAACTGGTAGGAACCCTCAGGATTGGTTTACGTACCAGTCATTAAATCCGTCTGAGATGGACGATTTAACGGCAGTAAAAGTGCAAATGGCCACTGAGAACCCAAGCCTTTCGGCTGATGAGGTGGAACTGCTTCTTAACAGCAAGTATAACCTTGATGCAGACCTAGCGTCTGAACAAGAAGTTAATGTTGCTAAACTTCAGCTTAAGATGGAGGCACAGAAGGCTAGGAATTCTATAGAGAACTTACGTTCTCAATATCAAGCCCCTGAATCTCAATCACAAGCAGATAAATCTTTTATTAACGATCAGTGGTTATCTGATATGTCTAAAGAAGTAGATGCGTTAGAAGGTCTAGAGTTTGACCTTGGTGGCGACAAAAAATTTACTTTTGGGCTAGATGAAAACTACAGAAATCAACTAAAAGAAAACAATTCTAAGTTAGACACCTTCTTTGACTCTTTTGTTAAGGAGGATGGTAACTGGGATTTCGATGCCCTCTCATCTACGATGGCAATAAGAGATAATGTCGATAAGATAGTCTCTTCAGCTTACACACAGGGGCTCAGCGACGGGCAACGTGGAATAGTAAATAAGGCGGCAAATATTTCAAACAAATCACCGCAGTTGGGGCAGGAGCCACAAGGTTCCGCACTAGCAGATCAGGTGAAACAGATCATGAGGAGCAACAGCTCTAAAATGACATTTAACACTTAAAAAATAAGAAAATATGGCTACAATAGCATCAAGCAGTATTGAACCCGCAGGGGCAGCTGGATCGTTTCTAATCAAACCAGAAACATACACAACTGTAGATACTCTTATTAAAACAACTAAAGATGAGGTTATGCCTAACCTCGTTGAGACATACGGTGATCAAGGTATTACTGGATTTCTTAAACTAACAGGCGCAGTAAATAGCGGTGGATCCTCTGACCAAGTAGATTGGTGGGAGATTGGAAGGCGTCACAAGTCTTATTCATATGAAACAGCTAATATTACACAAAACGGAAACGACTTGACCGTAGCGGCAGGAGCAGACAGCTTCACATCTAACGTACAGGCTAATGACGTTATAATGGATAGCGACACTGGAACACGATTTATTGTAAGGTCTGGTGGATATGGCGTAGGAGGAGCATCACAAGTTGTGCTTTCTAGGCTTGACGGCGGAACAGCTACTAAAGACACACACAATGGAGCTACTGGTGAGTGGATTAAGCTCGGTAACATGTACGCTCAGGGAACTAATCAACCTACAGCCTATGACGATATGGGGGCTATTAAGTACCGTAACCCATTTATGATCGTAAAAGATCGTTATGAGGTTAACGGATCACAAGCAACAAATATCGGTTGGGTAAACTTAGGTAATGGTGAGTACCGTTGGTTTATGAAGGGTGAGCAGGAGGCTCGCGCTCGTTTTGAAGATCGTCGTGAAATGATGATGCTTCTTGGTGAAATCCGTAACGGAAGTGCTGATGGATCAGCTGA